TGAAGTAATGGACGAGGAAGTAAATGTTGCGCTAGTGCCTGTGGAGGTTTCGGTTATCGCCCCGGTGCTCAAATTTACAACGGCTGAAATGTAGTTCTGCGTTGTTGTGCTTGAAAGCGTAACGACCGCAAAGTTGTTTGTGCTTGCCTTCAGGAAAAAACTCAGTGTGTGAACAAGCCCAGCAGTGGTGGTTACTACTTGAGCGCAAACGTGAGCCTGTGCAGCGGTGTCATCAGTTACAGTTTCAGCGGTTGTTGTGCCATCAGGAGCAGTGGTTGTGTTACCCGTAACAGTTGAGTTTGTGGTTGACCACGATGCTGAGTTTAATGTTTGGCTCTGCAACAGCAAATTCTCCTCGGCCTTGGCAGTCTGCGTACCGTAATAGGTAGCTGTGCTGGCGCGAGTGAACGTGATGCGGGGGTCTAGTTGCTCAACGTTAGAAAAATCAAGTAAAAGCGAAGGTTTTAACGCTGGAAAATTTGCTTGGATTGCCATTGTTTACTCCTGTGGCTCAACTGGTTTTGCTTGTTCTTGAATCTTGACGATCAAAGGCCACACACCAGACTTTGCTGGCATTTCACCCAAGACTTGCAAGATAAATTGCACTTCATTTGGTTCAAGGTTTAAGGTCATGCTGCGCTCCAAGGCAAACCAGTGGCGATTACAGGGTTCTTCTGCAAGGCAATGTTTTCAGCCAAAGCAGCTTCAGTGGCGTCTTTGTCAACACCAGAAGACCAGCACCAGCCAAGCACTTCTTCCTGAGTCACATCAGCGTATGGAATAGTTGGTGTACCAACAGCCCATGAGCAGGTGGAGTAAATGGATGCTGTGTATTCACCATCAACAGCAGTGGCGTTCCAGTGTGCGGTCGTGATGAAGTCGTCCGAGGTCAGTCGGTCGCATTGTGTGATTGTCCAAGTGGTAGTCATGGTGATTCCTTATGCAAGAGTGATGTTGGCAGTACGTGTTACACCATCTGAGCCACGGACAGAAACCCGTAGGTTGGTGTTGCTTGTCAGGTTAAACACCATTTGACCGTTTGTGGCAAGTGTTGGTGGCGTTGTTGGTGCGGATTGAATTAAGTTGCCGGAGGAGTCGAGGCGCATACGTTCTGTACTGTTTGTAGAGAACGAAAAGAAATCGGAGTTATCACTGTAAAAAATTCGCCCCTTTTGTGGGGTTGTAGTCCCGCCAAAGTTAAGCGTGATTGATCCAGTGTCCGCGCACCCAAAGAAACCACTTGTGGCTCCGCTTGTAAAGTTGGCAAACCTGAAGTTGCCGTTGACATCAAGGCGCTGTGCTGGCGAAGTCGTCCCAATACCCAGATTGCCGGAGGCATCCAGCGTCATCGCCTGAGTAAAGCTAATAGCGTTACCCGCTGTGCCGGAGGGGGCTGTAAAAAACTGATGAGCGCCGCCTGATTGAATGTATCGACTAGCAAAACCAGTTGCGATGTAATTGTCAGAAGCGGTTTGCCCAACAATGTTTTGCCCAATTACAGTAAAAGACGAATTGCCGTAAAGTGAAGCGCCGTTTACTTGCGCTGCTTTCCACTGTGTCCCCCAAGTGCTCGGAGTAACTCCCAAGCCGAGATTACCAGCGTTATTGATACGCATAGCCTCTACACCACCTTCAGCAAAAGCAATGGTGTCAGTGGCAGGGAAGAAAATACCTGTGTTTGTGTTGGTTGAAGGCGTAATGGACGGAGCAGCAGCAGTGCCAGATATCACCCCAACTTGTCCAGCAATAGACCTTGCATCTTGATAAGCCAAGTTGCCCAAATACTGATTCAGCGGAATCTCGTTGGGTGCTGTGCCAATGTCGGTCTGAACAACAACAGGGCTGCTGTTTTCAGTTACTATCAATGCGTTAAACGTGGTTCCGTTAAACGTCATGTTTGCAGAGCCAGCCAACGCCCCGCTGGTGTTAAATTGAACTTGCGTATTTGCGCCGCCAGCGGCTGTTCCACTTTGCGGGATGCCAAAGTTAAACACAGCAGCAGTTGATGTGCCCACGTTTGTAACAGTAGCGGGTGATCCCGGCGCAAGCGATGTTGTAGTTCCAACGGCAATTGTTGCTGCTGTACCCGCAACACCACGATCTAGAATGACCGTTGTGTTTGGTGTTGGTGTTACCTCAAGGACGAGGTTGTTCCCGTCTTGCACGACAACTTGTATTGGCCCCATGATGCTTCCTTAGCTGATGTTAATGATGCCGTCAGAACGGACGAGGAACATAAGGAAGATAATCAAATCATCCTGTGGCGTTCCTCCAGCAGCCGGGAAGCTGACTTTGATGCGACCACTGAAGCAAACAGGATCAACCTTGTTAATTGCTAATTCAGGGTCGCCAACAATAATTGACCATGCGCTGTCATCCAGAACAAGCGTAAACGTGCCAGAAAGGTCAACGCGATTGGCAATCGTCAAGTTAACTGTGGTCGGGGTCGGGGTGTAGTTACCAATGTCAAAGGATAGTCCCGTTCGGGTGTCCTGTAAGTTGGTAACCGTTCGCCTAACAATCTGTGCGCTGATGGTTGCGCCCGTCAAATTGATAGGTGTGCTTGGAAGCGTTGCGGTTGTTTTAAGCGCAAGATTCCAATAGGTTTGTTGGTTGTAAACAAGTTCACCCGTAATAAGCGGGTTGTCAAAACCCGAGACTTGGGTGATGACGTTTTGGCTAAAGACTGGCATAACAATTCCCTGTACTCAGGTGGTAACGCCCCCTATGTACTCACAAGGGTACGGCTGTCTTGTCATGTAGTGCTTTATTTTAGCCCTTGTTCTGTAACGACTCAATCAATTTTTGTTGTTCATCTACCTTGGCAGACAATTCTTGGATTGCTTTAGTCAAAACCGCAATGTAACTTGGGTAATGAATTGTCTTAAAACCAATCTCATCGCCCACTTGCCAGTTTGGTTCTTCATAGACCAAAGACGAATCAAGCCCAATCAAGTCTTCAACCTCATCAGCAATAAAGCCGTAACCCTTTTGATGCCTTGGGTCAGCCTTTAGCTTGTAAGACACAGGACGCAATTGTTTAACAAAGGCAAGGCCAACATCGGCGTCTGCAATTTCTTCTTTTAGGCGAATGTCTGACGGGCTTGTTGTCTGCACCGTAAAAGTTACAGTGCTACCAGAGGCTGATGTACCAACATAAGCGCCAGCAATGCCTGTAGACGTAGAGCCAAGAAAGTTTATGTTGCTGCTGCTGGCCGTTGCCGAACCGCTGTTAGCAGTCGCAGAAGTCATCAGTGGGCTAGTTGATGCCCATTGACCGTCACCCCGCAAATATGTGGTTGTATTGTTTGGTGGCGGCTCAATTGTTACTGTTCCATATAAAAATTTTCCAACAATAATGTTAAGCGCATTTGATGTTGCATTAAATGCTGTTGCTGTTAATGCTGAAAAGTTAGGGCCAGTTGATTGAAACCATCCACCACCATAGCCACCAACACCAATTACGCCATATCCTTTGCCAGTATCAGCCGCATAGCCAAATACGCCTATGTTGACGCTAGACACAGATGCGGATGATTGACCTAAAACACCAGCCCTGATGATGCTAGAACTGGCTGCGCTTGTTGCGCCATTGCCAAAGCAAGAATAGTCAACAAAAAGATTGGCTGCGCCAATTGGAAATGTGCTTGTTGTTAGGTTGTCGCCAGCAAAATACGCATCGCCAGCAGTGTTGATGTCTCCTTTAAACAAAGCATTGCCAGCAGTGTCAATGGTGAAGTTCGGAACACCAGCTTTTGCACCAACAATGCCGTTCTCTGTAATAGCAATGCCAGAACCGCTGGTCACAATGCCAGAGGTGTTCCAAGCTATAGAGCCAACCTTAATGCCGCCCAAGTCTTGCGGAACAATTGTCCCTGTCAAAATGTTGGCTGTTGTTTTGCTTACCTTGTCTGCTACGTCAATTGTTAAAGCATCCACTTCAATTTGCAAAGCTGCAACATTGCCTGATTCGCTGTTAACTGGCGACCAAACAAACGCACTGCTTGTAGGCGACCTTGCAGAACTACCCAACTCATTGCCAACAATGTATGTGAAATAATACGTGCCAGCCGACAACTGAAGGTTTACAAAATCATAGTTAGCACCGTTAATGGCGCTTGTTCCCAATGGCGTAGATGCTGTTTGCAGCACTTTCCAATCGTAAGCGGCAGGGCTTGTGCTGGTTGTGTAGTACAACGTGCCAAAGGTTACGCGACCAGTTACAGGCACTACGGTTCTCACAACAAATGTTGCTGGCGTAGTAGACGGGCTGCTGGACAAAACTGTTGGCGTTGACAATGCGCTAAAGAAAATGGCGCTTGGAATGTCACTGTTAGGAACAGGTGTGTATTGCGTGATGCCGTAATCATCGTAAACAGCCGCGCTGTACTCATTCATCTCCAACTTTGCGCCAAGGCTACCGTCAGGTAAAGATGCCTCGTTAACTTTAACTACACGAAACAGCTTGTTGTTCCAGCCGTAATCTGAGTTAGTCACGCTTACAACGTCACCAGCATCAACTTGGATGCCGTAGTAGGTTGTGCTGAAACTAACAATCAAGTCTTCACGGGCTTGCTCAAGGATTCGATTGGCAAGGTACTGCGCCTGAACAGAATCGTTGCACAGGTCATAGGTAACGCTGTACTTGTTATCTGGCTCATTTGGATAGCGCAGAATAGTTGGCGTTGCAATGTTGACAAAGTTAGGCTGATCCCTTGCGCCCTTGTCAGGGAACTTGGCTTCTACCTGATTGACGGATTGCGTAATGTCTGTGGCACTAACGCGAATCTCGCCAATGATGTTGTTGTCGTTAAACGCAAATGACGTTGTTTCTGCTTTGTTAATGACAATAGACCACTGACCAAGGGCAGCGTTGTAAGCCATCCATGAGTCACAGCAACTCATTATTTTGTCAAGGTTGCTCAACACTGTTTGACCAGCATCAAGCACACCGTTCATGCGGTATCTGGCTTGAGTAGCAGAACCACCGCCAGAAGGTGTGTATGTGATTGTTTGATCTGCGTATGCGTTCAATGCTGTAGCGGAGCTTGCGTCCACGAAAGCAGCATCAACAGCGCCACCGTATTGCACGTTGGTGATGTAGTCATACCAAACGTCACCGGGCTTGGCTACACCTGTGGAGTTTAAGTAATGCTTGGCAGCAAACGTGATTGGCGACAAGTTAGTTGTGCCAGCGTCTTGGTTGTAGTTCAGTTTGATGATGGCAAATGCAAGGCCGTTCATTTGGCGGCCAGTGGAAGGCCAGCGCAAGTCAACGTCAATGTCAGAGCCACCCATTACAGAACTAGGCGCAGCAGAACCGTTGATTGGCGTAATTGCACCAGCCACGGTTGACTTGTAAAGGTTGATGTAAAGGTTGCCTGAGATTTTTGTGTCTACGTTGCCAGCCTCATCTGTAAGGCTAACAACTTTAGTCGCGTCAGTGCCATCAAATGTGATGAGCCTATCGCCGTAATACATTTTTGTTGTGTCAAACGAAAACTGACCGTTAGGGCTAATGCAAGACACAGCAACAACGTAATACATTGTTTTTTGATCTGTGGTCAAAACGGCATCAACAAACGTGCCGCCAAGGTAGGCATCGCCATACACAATTGGAATTGCATTGACGCTTGATGGCGGGACTTGCTGCCTTGTGCCGCTGTCTTGTGGGCCTTGCTGGTCTTGACCAAACACACGCGACACAATCATTGATACAGCAAAGTTAACAGCCATTGCCGCAGCCGTAAGCGCAAAGGAAGCAGCAACACCTGCCGCCGTAGTTCCAGCCGCCGCAGCGACAATCATTGTTCCGACCATTTTTATTCCTTTACGAAACTTGCGCCAACTGCCTTGTAGCCGCGCTTTGTGTAATCAATCAACGGCCCTTTTGCACTGACAGATGTGATGACGTAATCAACATCGCCCCGAGAAAGCATCTCCGTCCCTATCTTGTCAAACTCTTTCCACAAGTTACGGCGCATAAATGATAAGACTAGCGACAAGATATGACATTCCAAGACTGTTGGAAATTGTAGAAGCGTATGCTTACGAAAACCCAATTAAGACACTTGGCAAGACACAACATCACAACTCCAAACACGTTGAGCAATTGTTGTTCAACATCATTTTGGGAAAAGGTTTTATTCTGATTGACAATCATATGCGCGGCGCTTTGATTGCAATTAAGCAAAACAACATTTGGTCGCCTGACGTAAAGGAACTTCATGAGTTGCTTTGGTGGGTTGAGCCTGAACACAGGAACGGATCAGTTGGTGGGCGCTTGTGGAAAGAGTTTGACAAGATAGGGACGGAGATGCTTTCTCGGGGCGATGTTGATTACGTCATCACATCTGTCAGTGCAAAAGGGCCGTTGAGTGATTACACAAAGCGCGGCTACAAGGCAGTTGGCGCAAGTTTCGTAAAGGAATAAAAATGGTCGGAACAATGATTGTCG